CATACGACCATAAACAGTACTTGATGTACCTAATGTTAAAGCTGCTTCTGCTGAACCACGAACATCAAGTGCAGTTGTACCTGCAGTTGTGCCAATCCATAAATTTCCTGCTAAGTAATTATTGGCAGTACCATCCATAAATAGATTCCAACGATTAGTACCACTTGGGATAGCACCTCTAAATCCATAGTTGTTAGTTGCTCCTGTAAAATTACTATGTGCATAAAATGCTTGCTGTGTAGAAATTGCACTTCCTGCACCTATTGTAGTTTGTGCAACATAATGACCATAAGCATTATTTACAGTAAATGAAGCCGCTGCAGTTCCTATAAAAGTAGCATGATATGTTGCATTTGTAGTTACATCCGATTGAATAGACCCATTTGAATAAGTTCCATAAGATGTAACTCCTCCTGTAATATTTCTACTAATTACTAAGCCAATAGTTGTTGTTGGTGTACTACCAATACCAACATTACCATTTATTAAGCTATTAGAACTTAAAGTAATCAATGAACCTGTATCTGTAATATTACTATTACCTATTGTAGAAGCAGCAGTAAATTTAGGTAAAGTGTTTGTTGTACCTGTACCTGTTACAGGATTAGTTAAAGCGTTCTGTTTATTATTAAAAGTTGTCCAATCTGCACTTGTTAATAATCCTCTATTAGTAGCCGAAGCACTAGGAAAATTGAAAGTATGCGTACTTGTAGCACTTAATATGTTAAAATCAGTACCACTTGTACCTGTCGCAAAAGTTTGACTTAATGCCGTTAAAGTATTTAAAGTAGTTATGCCTGTGTCAGCATCCGTACTATTTACCCATTGCGTACCATTGTACTTTAACACCTGACCATTTGCAGGGCTTGTTAAAGTTACATCACCTAATTGTGTTAAATTATAATCGCCTTCAGCAGCTACTATTGCGCCTACCCTTCCAAATACAGAAAAAACCGCATTAGGAAAAGGATATGCACCTGTAGGTGCTTCAATCGTTATAACTTCTTCAGTTACGTTTATATCTATTATTTCCTCTGTTACGTTAATATCTGCCATTAGATTTTAGTTATATCTTCTTGAACAAAAAAAGTACCCCAAACATATGTTTTCACTTCCCCACTAGGAAAAGCTACGTTCATATCATATAAATAGCTTCCTGCAGCAATAGTTACTTGCTTATTTAAAGTAATTTGATTGTTACTAACACCCCCTATAGTTATTGAACTATCAGCAGTTGATAGGGTTAAATCAATAGTTGAAGCATTAGCAGTCTTTCTTACCTGTATAGTAATTGTACTACCTGATAGATTAACTGCTACATTATTTGCACTAATAGCAAATACCTGCGCCCAAGTATCGTTTCTCCATATTTGGACATTATATTGTGCAGGTCTTAAATCTGCAGTTGTTGATGAACAAGACATATTTTTTAATTTTTATTTTTTAATTAAGGACAAGTACCATCCCCCATTTCAATTATTATACTTGGATAATACCCATTAGTTATTTGACCTGCAAAAGTCCTACTTGAACCTGCTACATTAGCGCAGCTTACATTCAATTTAGTATCTGTTACATTTACATAATCCCCACTCGCACTATTATAACTAACAACAATCGTATAAGTTCCTAATTGATTCGTAAAGCCATTCGCACTATTACCTGCAGTTACAGGGAAGGTTACATCAGTAATAGCAACACCATTAACAGTTACGTTTGTAATGTTAGCGGTTGTTGTATAGTTGTTAATATCAACCCCTGTTGTTGTTCTGCCTTGTGCAGACATCATTATTCCTTGATTTAATAATTTCATTATATTACTATGTTACCGATTATGTACCATTCATTAGTTGCTCTTTTAAGTAAAGTTACACCTGTATATCTATTACCTATAATATTTGCATTGTCCTTGCTAACTATTGATACACCACCTGCAACTGCTATTGAAGTAACACCTCCTCCATATTGTAATACTGTTATTTCAGTTCCAATAGGGAAAGCCACACTTGAATTGTTAGGTATTGTTACCGTATTAGCACTACCTACATTCATTTCAATAATCTTACTTGCATCAGATAATACTAATGTATAATTTGATGTTTGAGTATTGAAACTATTATAATCAGTTACTGAACCTGTAAATGTGGCATTTGATGCACTAATTACACCTGTATTTGACAAAGTAATAACAGGCGAACCGGTTCTATTACCTGAAAATATTCTTACACCTGCAGTAAACCTCATTGAACAATAAGCATCATTTAAATCAACAATATCCCCATCATCAGATAATATAATCCCACCACCTGAAGTATTATTTGAAGATACAGTTATATTACCTGAAAATGAAGCTGAAGTGCCATTTAAAGCACCTGTCAATGTTCCACCTGATAACGATAAGTAAGTGCTTGATGCAGAACTTGTAGTCAAGTAAGTATTATTATCATAAGTTATTGTAGTGCCTGATGCTTTTACAAATCCTGTGCCATCTAATTGCGCTTGACCACCTAACCCTGATAATGTATATGTAGGAACATTAAATACACCTGTTGATGAACTATATGTAGCAGAACCACTTGAACCTGTAGTTGTTAAACTTACTGCTGCTCTTACCCTTGCATCAGTATAATATAGATTTGTACCTTCTGTTACTGCAGTAGTATCTAATGTTTGCCACGATTTATCCCCTCTCCAATATTGTGAAGTTGTACCTGCTGCAATAGCAGATTCTTTATTGTTAAAAGTTGTCCAATCCGCACTGCTTAAAGCACCACGATTTGTAGCACTAGCAGTTGGAATATTTAAAGTAATTACAGGTGTTGTAGTACTATTAGCAACTGATGAAGAAACATCTGTTCCTGTTGTACCTAATGTCAATGCAGCTACTGAAGTAACTGTTCCTGTTGTTGAACTTGTACCTGCTCCAATGGCACTTCTAAATGTAGCAGCATCTAAAGCAGAAATACTATTATCCGCATTAACCCTTAAAAAAGTTACTGCGCTAGGATTTGTTAATGTAAATAAATTACTTCCTATAGTTGTTGCACCTAAACTTGTTCTACCTGTAGAAGCAGTTAATCCTGAAGCACCACCATCCCATTTGTATTTATCTGTAAATGCCGTATCCCAATCTGCTTGTTTAGCCGTTGTTGGTATAGAATACCCTGCAGTTAAAGTAACTGCCAATGTACCACTTGTTGTAATAGGAGAACCTGTTACAGTTAATCCTGTTGGTACAGTCATAGCAACACTAGATACCCCACCTACAGAACCAAATAAACTTGCAATCTGATTTAATGTAATCTTTTTTAATTGCCCTGTTGCAGCATCACCTACTACTGTTAAATCATAAATTGAAGGTGAAAGGTTAGTTCCTAATTCGTTTATTTTTTTACTTTGCATATTATGGTATTTGACAGGTATCGTTTAATGAAGATAATGTTAATGAAAAATCTATTTTAACACCTGCTAAATAATCAGGGTCTGATTCAGTATAAAATGAAACAGTCATATTATCACTAGCAATCCAATTATAAATAGGGTCTCTTAATTCAGCAACCATATCCTGACCTATTAAAGTCATATCACTTAATACCTCTGTTTCGTTTGTTTCTTCCATTAACATTCTATCCATTACATAGATAGAAAAATTATATTGTATTTGTTTAGCTAGTATTTGAGCATCAGTTAAAGTAAAAAACATAGCAGGATAAGTAACTTCACCATTACTTAACCTTTCCCATACATCCCCAAAATACACGAACTTAATTTGCTCGTGATTGTTTGCGAATGTTGTTATTGTTTTTACTATTTGATTTAATGTCATTCTTTTTTGTTTTTTCTAAATAAACTTTTAGCTTATTTTGATTTTTAATATTTGCTTCTTTGCTCATATTAGCAGCCTATTTTACCTTGATATTTTTCTGATAAAGGTTTTTTATCCCAACAAGTACAATCATCTTCTAAATAAAGTGAAGTAGTATAACCTTCTAAATCAGGAATTATTGTATCTATACCACTTGTAAAGTTTAAATATTCAGGGAACATAGTATTGTTCTGTCTTAAATATTTAATCAATCTTTGTTTATAAAATTCTGCTCTAGTTCTGTATCTGTTTGCCACATCAATCATATCCTGCATTGATGGATTTTCTTGATTGTCCCCACCTTTGCGAAGCAATCCTTTGTTATAAAACTGATATGATAATCCCATAGGTAGTTCACTCATAACATAATAGATAAGGCAATCAGTAACATAGTTATCTAATAAACCTTGTTCATCCATATTTAAGGTGCAGTTATTAACTCCATCTTGTAATCTGTTATATAATGTACTACCCAATGCAGGTAAAATATACATATCCTGTGCAGTCTTAATTTCAGGTAAAACTAATTTTTCATCTACATTTGCGTGTAGACCTGTTCTATCTTTAATACTCTGTACCGATATGAATAATGTATTTAATGACATCTTATTATTTTTTTCTTGTAACTATGTTTGTTTTCCACTCGTGTCTGCAAGATTCACTATGCTCACCACTAGGCATTGTCCACCAACCACCTGCTCTATCCCAAACAGAGTATCCTAATCTTGCTGAAATTTGTTCTATGTCGCTTCTACTATATAGCTTTTTTGCTCTAATTAATTCTTTGCAAAATGGTCTACTATTTGATAAATCTGAATCATTAAATCCTGATTTCCAATCATAAGAATAACGCACTAAAATTTCAGTAGTCTGTGGTTTTACATTACCAACTGTCTTGCTTAATGGTTGCACCAACTCCCTAGAAATAATGATATTGCTATTTATTCCCTTTCCTATCTTTTCTTCGCTAACCTTTAATATCTTTCTATCTTCTAGGTCTTTTAAAATAGTATTAATTGTATCTACGCTTTCATCTAAAACCTCTGCTAATACTTCAGGTGTAATATCCTTTTGCTTTGAAATTTGGTCTAAAATATCAGATTCTAATTGGTTCACATCTGCAAACATATGATAGTCTGATTCTTCGCTAAAACGCTTTTTAGATTTCCAAATATTGTACGCATCTTGACTTTCTCCAAACTCGTAAAATACACTAAAGTCTTGCGCTGCAAATTCAGCATCTAATTCTGCACCTAACCATAGATTTACTTCTTCATCACTTAAAGCATATCCTGTTTTAAGCATTGCAGTAGCTTGTTCTCTGTTGATTTTCCCTTTAGAAAATTCACGAATAATGCGCTGCATATTCTGCCATTCTCTGCCTTTTAAGCCTTTGATATGCTCATTAACTGACAATTCCTGTACAGGTGCGTTAACATCTGCAGCAGGTGCGTATTTAGTCATATCAATACCAATCTTTTCTAATATCCATTCTTTAGGCGCATTAGCAGCTATTGTAGCCTCACTAAATTCAATACCTATTGGTTCTGTAGGGATAATCTTAATTTCGCTTGTTACCCCTTTTAATTTAGCTAACATATTAAAAATACTTTCTAAATGCATTTGTTTAGCATTTACATAAGTGTTCTTAAATATTTCATAACCATCACGCATTTCAGTTCTTGTTCCTAGCTTACCTGCTTCAGCAATACCCATAATTGATGGGGTAGTAACTTGATGTCCACTAAAAATATTAGTCTGAATCAATTCATCTATCTTACCAAAATCCTCTTTTGTTAAATCACTTGTACCTAAATCATCAATAACAGGCTTTCTAGATATGTCATTAACAAAGGCAATCATATATTTTTTGCCATCTGCACCGCTATAGGTCTTTCTAATTCTATTGTCTACATTGCGTTTTTCTTCATCATTAGGCTCACCATTTGGTAAGGTAATAAGTTTACTAGCAGAAAACCCTGTCTGTGCATTTCCTAAGATATGCTTAGATACCTCAATGTCAGATTCAATATAGTTTAATGCAGCAAAGTATGAAGGCAATCCATATATACCAATGTTAGGTCTGTATTCCTTAACATATAAAATCTGCTTACCTGTTGGTAGCTTAGGATTAAATGCAGCAATCACTTCAGGCTTTACCTTATTATCCTTCCAATCTTCTTTATACCAATACTGCGTATTATCTTTATTTGTGCGCATCTTTGTGTAATCACAATGCCAAATTTCTGCAAGATTACCTGATAAATCCCAAATGATTTCTAAAAATGAACCACCGAATATTTCAATATCCAATGATACCTTTCTAGTTAAATCGTTTAAAGATTCAACTCTATTTGCTTTGTCTATGAATGCCTGTGCATCAGGCTGACCTGACCAACCATTACCTGTAATATAATGTACCTTACTTTTAATAATGGCACTATGCTTAGAGGACTTATTATATAAATCTACTATGTATTCAGGATAGTCATTGTTTTCGCCATATTTAATGTAACCGCCATCAATACCCTTTTTCTCTTTGAATTCAGGTTGTCTAGCTTCTGCGAATGTTAATACTCTTAAATCTATCATTGTCTAATTGTATAAGTGTCTGTTGTTGTATATTGGTTATATGTCAAGGTAGAACCCGAAAGCCACATAATACCTGTTTCTAGCTTATTTAAGCCTGTAATATCTAAATTGGTAGTACTAGCCTGTTCGTATATTTCATAGGTGTACTGACCTTCTAATGCGTTTTTAAACTTAGTATTTGTAACGATACTAAATTGATTATACCTGTCTTTGTATAGGCTTGTATCAGATGCGTTTAAAACCACAAATGATATCACATTATTGCTGCTCCTATTCGTAAACACAAAAAGATAGTTAGGGTTAGTCAATAACTGCTTTTCAGTTAATGTCATAACAATAATATTAGTTTCGCCTTTAGTTAAATGTATCATCAATTATAAATAGCATTTATATAAATATTTACAAAATAAAAACCCCCACCTTGTTTAAGGGCAGGGGAACTAAACTATGAAAAACTACAAACTCTTATCCTGCAGTTGTAAGTGCAGCAGCAACTGTGCTATTTACTTCAGGTGCTAATGCAGGTTCTGCACCTGTAAAAGTCAAAGTGTAACCACTTCTATCACCTTCAGCAGTACCTGATGTTGCATTTCCTGCAGTCAAATCTAATGCTCTAGTTTTACCTAAGTAGAAAAACTTACCATTATTATCTTTTGCAACCGCTACAAGTCTGTTCTGTGCTAATAACAAGATTTCATTTCTTGTATTTGCTTGTAGCTTATTTAAAATTATTGTTAATTCAGGAGTAAAAAACAAAGTACCATTTTGAACATTTGATGCTACATTCTCTGTAAACATAGATGTTCCTTTTGTTAATTCGTATTTATAGAATCTTTTACCTGTAGCCTTTACTAATGCAGTAATTACACCACTAGCTTCGGTAGTAGAAGTTACATCTGAACTTGCAATAAAATAAACTTCAGTAATCCCACCCAATGAGTCTCTGCAGTCAAGGGCGTAATTTTGGGTTAATGCACACGGCATAATATATTATTTTATTGTTTTAAAAAATGGGGAGTATATTTCAACTCCCCTTTATAATTAGATAGTTACCTTTACAATCTCATCAGGGAATGCAACGTTCACACCCATTTTGAATTCTGCAGCAAATCTTACTTCATCAGCTTCTTTAGCAAAGAAGATTTCAAATTTTTCTTCTTCATTCAATAAGTCTGTACCTAAGAACAAGTTGCTTAAACGCATTGCGTAAACATCATTAGTTCCGTTAAGACCTTGTAAAGCTACTACTTTAATTGAAGTGCCAGGAAGTACAAATTCAGAATCTGCCTTACCATCAAATGCATAGTTGAACATATTAGCGTTCTTCAATGCAATAGTGTAAGTTCTGAAAGTATCCATACCACAAACGATAACCATATCTTCTGCAGCTACTACTTTAGCAGGAATTGCTCTGTATACACCATCAAATAAAGAAATTACGTTAGAAGCATTGATAGCTGTTAAAGGCGCACCTGAAATAAATCCTGATACGTTTGCATCAACAACACCTGAAGCAGCACCAATCAATTTGATTAAACCATCAAACTTGTTTAAGTTACCGTTTGCAGATGCAGTATCACCCTGCCAAATAGCAGTTTCTAATTGAGAAGCAATAGTCTTTGCTTTCTTGTCAGAAAATTCTTGCTCAAAAGGAATTGAATCGTATTGAGAACCTGTAGGTAATGACTTTTGTAAATACTTAGATTCTAATGTCTTAGGACATAAAGATTCTTGTACTTTGATTTTACCTACTGTTACAGTTCTTTGTGTGAAAGAAGTTGTACCTGATGCGTTCCAACCACAAGTACCACCTGCTTGGAAAAATGCATCTGTATCCATAATGTTGATTGTCTCTGCAGACTTTACACCAACCATTACATTACCTGCGCTTTTAATTAAAGCTGCAGTTTTTGCGCCTAATACTGAAGAAGTAACCAATAATGCTTCGTTCT